GCGTATGAGAACATCATGACGCACGGCGGAAGATTTAATTTGGAACAGGCGATGGGCATCACGCCAGGTGCGCCAGGTGCGCCGGGCAATGCGAAGATTTGGGAAGAAGGAAAAAAACTGGAGAACCAAGCCTTGAAAAAATTCAAGAACAAGGGAGACCGCATCAAGCACATTGTTGATGGAATGTATAAGAAATTTGGTAGGTTTGAAGGTGTGACAAAAACATTGATAAAGTCAGCAATTACCAGATATCCAGGATTCTTGATGAAAATATTAGGACCTGTATCAGGCCTTGGATATGCAACGGATATTTTAGGACTAACAGATGTCATGGGTTTTAAAAAAGATAAAATTGAATCGGGAGAAAAGATTGAACCGGAAACAGAACGATTCAAAGGAGGAGGAATGGCGGATATATATGACATGACAAGGCCACTTGGTTATAGAAATGGTGGTGAAACAAAAACGGCCACGGCGTCAGGAATGCATCCACTTGTTGAGTGGAAAGAAATATATGATGCTTGGATCATAGACGGTGGAGAACCAATGCCAATGAGAGAATTTATTGATATGATGCTTGGTGAAACAAAAAAAGCAAATCAAGGCGGCATGATTGGTTACGCTGACGGAGGTTTTGAAAACCGCATGTCAATGCTGCGAGAATCAATGATCGACACGGAAAATCAAAGAATGCGTGAACCAGATATTACATCAGTTGCTATGACAATAGCTCAGCAAGAAGGTGATACGTCAGAGGAAAATATTAATTTAATAATCCGTCAATTAGAAGCACTCATGCCTTCCTTGACAAAAACTATGGAAAAAGAATTAACTCCAATGTCAACTCAAGGATTAAAATATCTTTTTGATAAAATGAATGTAGCGACAGGTAGAAAATCTGATCCTAGATTAAACAGAAGTGTCGGTTTCGGAAGAGTGGAATAATGGCAATAGAAAAAGTAAACGAAGACATCAACCTGGAAATCGAACCGAATTCCGAGGCGCAGATTTCATTGCCAGGAATGGAGAACAACGCGATGATGATGGAGGATGGATCGGCGATCGTCAATCCGATGCCGGACGCATCGGGCAAGGGAGCATTCAACGCGAACCTTGCGGAAATGATTCAGGATGACGAATTGCAGAGCCTGTCAAAGGGACTGGTTGGCGATTACGAGGCCGACAAGGACGCGAGAAGCTCTTGGCTCAAGACGTACAGCGAAGGATTGGATCTTTTAGGGTTTAAATATGAGGATCGCTCCAAACCGTTCGCCGGCGCGACGGGTGTTACCCATCCGCTGCTGGCGGAGACGGTGACCCAGTTTCAGGCGCAGGCCTACAAGGAGCTGTTGCCCGCGGAAGGTCCCGTCAGGACGCAAATCGTGGGCGAAGTGACGCCGGAGGTTGAAGAGCAGTCTCAGCGCGTCAAGGAGTTCATGAATTATCAAATCTCCTACGTCATGGAGGAATATGACCAGGAGCTTGATCAGATGCTGTTCCACCTGCCGTTGGCGGGAAGCGCGTTCCGGAAAGTATACTATGACGAAGTCAAGGACAGGGCGGTTTCAAAATTCGTCCCGGCCGAGGACGTTGTCATTCCGTATGTCTCTACCGACATGGAATCCTGCGAGCGCATAACCCACGTCGTCAAGATGATGGGCAATGAGCTGCGCAAGAAACAGGTCGGCGGCATGTACAGGGACATCGACATCTCAATGCAGCCGTCGGAACCGAATGAGGCGAAGGAGACATATGACAAGCTGGAGGGCGCGGAGAAGACGATCAACGCGGAAGAGATCATTCTTTTGGAATTTCATTGTGACTTGGACATTGTCGGATTTGAGGACACGTTGGAAAACGAACCGACGGGAATCAAACTGCCATACGTGGTCACCATTGACGAGGGATCGGGAAAAGTGCTGTCCATCTACCGCAACTATGAAGAACAGGATCCGCTTCGCAAAAAGATTTCCTATTTTGTACACTATAAGTTTCTGCCTGGCCTTGGCTTTTACGGCTTTGGCCTTATCCACATGCTCGGAGGTCTCTCAAGAACAGCTACGTCAGCACTCAGACAGCTTATTGATGCAGGTACGTTGTCCAATCTCCCCGCAGGCTTTAAGGCTAGAGGGCTGCGCGTTAGGGACGATGATCAACCCCTCCAACCAGGAGAATTCAGGGATGTAGACGCGCCGGGAGGCGCGATCCGTGAATCATTGATGCTGATTCCGTACAAGGAACCAAGCTCGACGCTGTTCCAATTGCTGGGATTCGTCGTCGAGGCGGGAAGACGCTTCGCGTCAATCGCTGACAACAAGATGGGCGAAGGTTCACAGGCCAATCCCGTGGGCACGACCATGGCGATCATGGAACGCGGAACAAAGGTCATGAACGCCATACACAAGCGTTTGCATTACGGTCAAAAAGTGGAATTCAAACTGCTGGCGAAAGTTCTGGCGCAAAGTCTGCCACCGGAATACCCGTACGCGGTGCGAGGCGGCAACAGAATGATCAAGCAACAAGATTTCGATGAACGGGTGGACATTCTGCCTGTTTCTGATCCGAACATATTCTCAATGTCACAGCGCGTGACACTGGCGCAGACGCAGATGCAGATGGCGACGTCCAATCCTCAGATGCACAACATGCACGAGGCTTATTTAAGAATGTACCAGGCGCTTGGCGTAAGGGACATTGACATGATACTTCCTCCCCCGCAGCAACCACAACCGGAAGATCCTGCCATGGAAAATTCTAAATCTTTGCAAATGATGAAATTACAAGCTTTCCAGGGACAGGATCATGCTGCGCACATTGACGCCCATCAGGCGTTCATGAGTTCCTTTCTAGTGGCGAATAATCCGCCGACAATGGGCATTTTACAGGCTCATATCTCGGAACATATCTCTTTTCTAGCACGGGAAGAGGTGATGGCGCAAAATCAACAGGTAATGCAGGAGCAGGCGGCGCAATTTGGTGGTCAAATACCTCAAGAACTGCAGCAACAGTTCCAAATGGAGATTGAAAAGCAGGTTGCACAGCGAATCGTCAAAATTACCGAGGAATTGGTGGCCGAGGAGCAGGAATATCTTAATAAAAAGGACTCTGATCCGTTAATTGACCTTAAACAGCAGGAATTGAACCTTCGAGCGCAAGAAATACAGCAACGCAAGGACACCGAAGAGAAAAAATTAGACCTTGACGCTGAAAAATTGGGTTTTGAAGAGGAAAAACTTGAACAAAAGGATAAAATTGATAAAGAGAAGATACAAAGTCAGGAAGACATCGCCATGTTGCGGTCTGAAACGACTTTGGCGCACCATAGACCCCATAAAACAAATGACAGAAAATAAAAATAAAAAAAAGTATAGACAAATGGTTTCTTCTCAAACTATACTGGACGACGTTTTTCGTTTTGCGGAAAAGCACAAGAATGATCCAATGGCGCTGAGCGCGTCATTGATGATTGTCGCAAAAACAATTTATATCAACAGATTGGGTCCGGAACAAACACAACTGATGATTCATCTGTTTGCCGACAACATGGAACAACCGTATCAAATCGAAAAAGTAACACTGCACTAATGTCTCTTTGTAAAAATTGCGACCATAATTGTCATCACAGTGATGGAGGAAAATGTTCATCTTGTGATTGCGCAAATTGCGAACATGATATAGAAGAAGCATTGGAAAAATTACAGGAAGTGATCAAGCCTGTAAAAACTGTTGACTTTGAACCAGACATGGATTTGGATTCAACGGAACATTAGGAGGATATATGAAACTCATCAAAGATCTTTGGGCTCACCTGAAAGAATGGAGCGACTGGGGTATGCGTGACTGGATTAAGGCCGGAATCGTGACCGTGGTAGTTCTGTTCATCTTGTATAAGATGACAGGCGGGGGAGCTTAGTCCCGTGTTACAGTTATTATTAAAACCCTTGCTCGGCGTCGCCGGGCAAGCGGTTTCCGGCTTCATTGAAACCAAGAAAGCGAAGGCCGAGAACAAACTAGTAGAAATAAAAGCGAAGACGAAATTACGTGAACAGCAAATAGCCGGCGAAGTCTCGTGGGAGGCATCTGCTGTTGACCAGATGAAGGGAAGCTGGAAAGATGAAGTAATTTTAATTTGCCTGCTCGCGCCAGCCGTAGCAGTCTTCATCCCTGGAATGACACCACACATAGAAGCTGGGTTTAAGGCCCTGCAACAGCTACCGGATTATTACAAGCACCTCTTATATATTGCCTGTAGCGTGAGCTTTGGGGTCAGAGCTGGACCAACGGCAATGGGATTGTTTAAGAAGAAAAAGTGATCACACCAGAGAGACTTAGTGCGTGGAGAATATTTCCACGTTTACTGATTACCTTGTACGGTGTTGCCTTTTGGCGTACAACGGAATGGTTCATGCAACTACCTGATCCAACGAATGCGCAATCAGCGTTTGTTTCGGTTATAGTAGGAGCGGGAGCGGCATGGTTTGGCCTCTATGTGGGAGGTACCAGACTAACAAAGGCAAAATCTGAAGAGAAGGAATAAATGGATGAAGTAAGACTGGCAGAAAGAATATTTAAAATAATTAGGGGTAGACAGACCCAGATAAATGAGATAATAACAAGCAACCAAGTGAAAGACTGGAATGATTATCAAAATCATCTGGGACAGCTTGAAACGTTAAATTACATTGAACAGGAACTCTCGGACCTGCTAAAAAAACAGGAGCAACATGAACACTCTGATTTTACCGAAACACGTCGCTGAGCGGCGCATTAAGCAAGTAGAAAAAGAAAAGAAAGAAAATAACATTCCCGAAGCATCAAAACTGCCCAAGCCGACAGGTTGGCGTATTTTAGTGTTGCCGCACCGCGGACAAGGAAAGACGAAAGGTGGAGTCTTGCTTTCTGACCAGACGGTTGAGGAAACACAAGTTGCAACGAATGTTGGACTTGTTCTGGAGATTGGACCGGACGCGTACAGTGATAAGGAGCGTTTTCCAAATGGTGCTTGGTGCAAGAAGAAAGACTGGGTGATATTCGCCCGCTACGCTGGTTCACGTCTCAACATTGAAGGCGGGGAACTGCGCATATTGAACGACGATGAAATTCTGGGCACAACTGACGACCCGGAAAGCATTCTATCGCCGGTAACCCATTAACATGGAGAGGAAACCATGCCCGAAGCAGAAGCAAAAGATCCTATGGTCGAACTGGATGTATCCGGTGATTCCGTG